ATTCCTGCCATTTCTTGTTCTGCAAGAATACGTTTCAAACGATCCGCACAGAATGAAGCCGCAGGAGCATCTGGTTTTACCATTGGTGTCATGTTACATGTACCTTTGATATAACCTATTGCTTGTTGCACAACACAAGAACTTCCGTGTTCGTCAGATTTGTTCAAGTCCAAATGAACTTCAACATGGAAATCTTCTAACACATCAGCCAAGTTTTGGAACAATTCTGAAACCTTGTATACTTCTGTCATCAGACGCATAGCAGGTTTACTTTTCTTATGGTCATAATCCATTTCTCTATCAACGTAGCCAAATATTTTACAACCGTGGCAACCATCAATATGAACTACAACTGCCAATGCATAGTCAGCATACCATACACCGCCCACTCTAACACGTTCGGAGTCAGCACCAAGATACACTTTGGTATCTTTTCCTTGTTTTGCAAGGAATGATTTGACTTCTTCTACATTGAAATGTTTCATATCAATCACCTTTATAAAAATTGGTATCCCGTGAGAGAATCGAACTCCCGCCAAGAGATTTGGAGTTTCTTGTGCTACCATTACACCAACGAGATATTGGTACCCTGTAGAGGTAACGATCCTCTGTCTCCCGGTTATCAGCCGGGTGCTCTACCTTTGAGCTAACGGGGTATATATGGAGGGCCCTGAGAGAATCAAACTCCCACTTGCAGGTTCGTAGCCTACCGTAATATTCATTTTACTAAGGGCCCAAAAAAATATGCTATGTTCTCTTGCGGAGAACTCTAGTTGCGGTCTGAGAAGCATGTTTACTAGTATACAGAGGCTATCCCGCCACAGCATTAAGCGATGCTGTGCATTTTGGTGGTGATAGAAGGTAACGATCCTTCCTTTGAGCCTTATGAGAGCCCCGCATATCCGTCTATGCTATATCACCGAAATTTGGTGGAATGTAGGGGAATCGAACCCCTAACTATGACTTGCAAGGCCATTGCGTTCCCAATTACGCCAACACCCCAAAATGATTGATTACTTGTCTCATTATACGCCATCAATCAAGGCGAGTATTACTGGTCTCGGTGGCAAGAATCGAACTTGCGCCACATGCTCCCAAAGCACGGATGATACCATTTCACCACACCGAGAAAATACAACAGGATAGCTTTTGTCGCTAGACAACCAAAAGTTTAGCTTGAAGTTTGCTGTAACTATCCTAAAACTGGCTCCACAGGGTGGGATCGAACCACCGACACGCTGATTAACAGTCAGCTGCAACTACCGCTGTGCTACTGTGGAATAAAACTTGGCGGTCCCAGGGGGTAACGATCCCCCTCCTCATGCGTGACAGGCATGTGTGCGTCCATGAACACCTTGAGACCAAATTAGGATAGGCTACTGGGTTCCACGCCAGCCCCTAATTGAGCAGTTACTCTGTCCATCCCTTTTATTCTAGCGTCTGTGTGCAGAGGGAACTGCCTATCAGATTCAGAGTATTTCACTCGCTAACGGTCTTCTGCCACCGGATCTCTATCGCTAATCAAACGCCACTTTAACGGAAGTGGTAACGGGATTTGGTGGAGATAAATGGATTCGAACCAATTCACCCGAAAGAACAGATTTACAGTCTGCCGCACCTCACCATCTGTGCCGTATCTCCAAAAACTATTATATGTAAACACACTACCAGTCCCCGGGATTCGAACCCACTTCTCTTGTAGTTTACCACGACTTTTACGGTCGGGCAAGTAATGTGTTTTTATATGGTAGGGGTACAGAGAATCGAACTCTGATTATCTGGTTAAAAGCCAGGTACTTTCGCCGTTAAGTTATACCCCCATAAACTACCATTTGTTTTGCTGACGCACTGTTTGCTATGCTCAACGGAATTAGCTGCAGCAATTACCGTTTCTATACATAGTTACTCAAGGTTGACGTTTACCTCATGGCTTACATCAGCAAAACAAATGGTACACCTAAGGAGAATCGAACTCCTCTTTCCGCCTTGAAAGGGCAGCGTCCTAACCGATAGACGATAGGTGCAATTAACTACAACAAATTTTTAAAGAACGTTTGATTGATTTCTCAATTCATGTATGAAGTATAACACAACCACATCTTTTGTCAACCAGCACTGTTGTATTTCTACAACATGTTTGGAGTTGGTGACAGGATTTGAACCTGCATATAACAGATTTGCAATCTGCTCCCTAGCCATTCGGGTCACACCAACATAAAATCTGGTACCAGCGTAGGGGATCGAACCCTATCAAGAACGCTAATCTGGCGCTAAAAGGTGTATAAGACCTCTCTGACTACCAAGTCTCGCTGGCATTGGTGGAGAGTCAGGGAGTCGAACCCTGTGGCCCACTTTCGTGAGCCTACGGATTAGCAATCCGCTGCATTACCATCCTGCCCACTCTCCATTACTTGGTGTGCGTTACGGGATTCGAACCCGCATCTTGAGGTTTCTAGCCCCATGTCATGACGCCCTAACATTTAGACCAAACGCACATAATTGGTGGAAGCGGTGAGATTCGAACTCACGGACCCTTTCGGACCGGCAGTTTTCAAGACTGCTGCAATAAACCGGACTCTGCCAAACTTCCATATTCAAACACACTATCTTCACTCACTTACGATTGTCGTAACCAGCGGAAGTTGGTGACCTGCTCATGCGTCACTATAATGTGTTTGAATATGGCACCCGAAATAAGAATCGAACTTATACTAACAGAGTCAAAGTCTGCTGTGCTGCCACTACACCATTCGGGAATAAACTACAACAAATTTTTAAAGAACAGTGTGTATTGTATGACAGATTCGATGACCTGGCAACCACTGTGTTGTATTGAAACAACAAACAAAAAACCCTAGATTTTTTAGGTCTAGGGTCTTGTGTTTGGAGTCTTTTTTAGAACTTTTTTATCCGTCCCATCCCTCATCTACACAAAACCCGGTTGTAATCGCCCATGAGCTATCGGCGCAATTAACTGTGCGATACTCTGGTTGCAATGTAAAGGGCTTATGGGATATGAGAGACACTTTTTTCTTTCTAAAAAATTAAATATGTTTGTATTATATAGTAAACTTTGAGCATTGGCAAGCGGTTTTTTTAAATTATTTTTTAAATCCGTAAAAAAATAATTCGGGAGTCTTATTTGTTTCAAACTTGTAGGTATGAAACATACTATCCATATCAAAGTTTTTACGAAAATCTTCTTCTGTAAGATTACTGTAATATTCCCAACCTTTTGCAATTGTTAAAGGACTATCATTTGGATGTTGTTTTGATGTACCATGTTCAGGATAACCTGTTGTTGGTACTACAATAAAAACCAATCCATCTTTTTTAGTCATGCGATGCATGTTTTGAAATGTTTCTATCCAATGTGGATTGTGTTCAAAACAATTGCAAGAACCTGTGGTGTCGTATGTGTCATCTACATGGTCAACAAGTTGGCCTTCACAAACTAAGTCAACATCTTTTCCTGCATCAACGTCAACACCAACATACTCACATTCATTAAAATGTATTCTCATAGTACCATTGATATTTAAACTACCCACTTCTAACATCTTTACGTTGTTAAAGTTTTGTGGAAAGTCGGTTGATAATTTTTTTACAAACTCTTGTTGTGTTGGATGTGACATATTTTATTTTTTCCATTTAATTGGTTGTTTAACTATTGGTTCTCCAGGGTTAACAAAATCATCAAAAATTTCCCACAGATGTTCCGAAATTGCAAACTTTGTTAGTAGTCCGGTCTCACGGCCATATGCATCTATTTCCCATGGTTGCACCCAATAGTCCACTTTGTCAGAATTGATCCTTTTACCTCGCCATTTGGTCAGCTGATCGTTGGTTTCATTTTGAATGTATTGTTTGACATGAACCATTTCATGGGCCAGTGTTTCTAGTATTCTTCTAGACCCAATGCCTGGATGAATCTCTATCAAAAACTGTCTTGGTTTGTTTCTTGTATTGTATTCTTCAACACTTGCGAATCCATATTCTTGTATGGATTCATCAAATTTTATTTCTGTAAAACAGTTGTTTCGTATTCTGGTGTTAGGCACAAGTTCTTTGGCGTAGAATTGGGCAGCTCTTTCTACAAAAGGCTTGAAGTCTTTGTCTGGACAATTCACTACCTTAACACGCATGGGAACTCCTTTGGACAATAATGTCCCAGGCTTATTTAGAGATTTACATCTTTTCCACTTTCACTCCTGCTTTATCCAAGAACTGTAAGCCATCTTGGATACGATAACTATTGCGATAATAAACGCTATTGATACCAGATTGGTAAACAAGCTTGGCACAGTCCAAACAAGGTGCATGAGTAACAAAGAGATGAGCCCCAAGGCCAGATTCATTCGATCTTGCCAGCTTAGCGATTGCATTAGTTTCCGCATGAAGTACCTCAGGTTTGGTTTTTAATCTATAACGAAGCCACGGAAGGTCTTCAGTTTTTGGTAACTGTTGTTCACTCCATGGCCACTGTTCTTTAATTTCTTCAGGTGACAACCAACCACCTGCGGTTTGGTCCATATATTCTTTATCTTCACAATTGTTATCCCAACCAGAAGGCATACCATTGTAACCAATTGAAATAATTCTGTCATCTTTGACTACAATGGCACCAACATGAAGTCTACGAGCCGAGGACAATTCTGCAAATGTCTCAGCCACCTTCATATACGCATCACGAAATTTTTGTTTCATATTATTTTAAAATGGTGGGCTGACTAGGAATTGAACCTAGACTCAATGAATTATGAGTTCACTGCTTTACCATTAAGCTATCAGCCCTTATTTGACATATTCCAAAGAATCTTTACGCATCCACTTTAACATGCGGCCTCTAGGAATTGGTATCTGTTCCGCCACAGGCAGAAACAATACACCATCAATCTCTTTGGGATCCCAATCAGATTGAGTAAAATAGATTTCACTTGGGTTCAAGCGGTTGCGTAATTTTCGAATGGAAGTTTTAACAGTTTTCATAATGACACCATTATACAACAAAAAAAAGGGTCTGTCAAGACCCTTTATGGTTATCTACCTTTTAAGGTACGGTCTGACCTGTGTTTCTTGATAGCCTCTATGGCTTCCAATATACTTGAAAATAGTTTTTTAAACATTAGTCTTCCTTTGTCTGAATGGAAATTTTCTTGATGGCGTCTTGTGCCTTCACCATATTTTCCAACCACACCTTAAGCATACCATTAACCAATTCAGCATTCTTAATTTCAATCGTATCCTTCAGTGTGAAGGTGCGTTCAAATGCACGGTTGGCAATACCTTTGTATAGATAATCCTGGTTGTCATCCTCTTTAGAGGCACCTTTGATGGCCAACTTATTACCTTCCATGGTAATTTCAATATCAGACTTTGCAAATCCAGCAACAGCCATTTCGATGACGAACTTGTTGTCTTTGATTTGTTTGATATTATATGGGGGATAAGTTGGTACAGATTTCGCAATATCTTTGGTTGCAGCTTGCAACATATCGGTAATCTGGTCTAGACCAATCATGTTTGGGTACAGTTGGTCGAATTTTGGAAACAGTAATCCTGTCATAGTTTTCTCCTTAAAAAGCAAGATTAAAAAATTGCCGCCTCAAAGAGCACGGCACCATTATTATAGTATTATTTATACAGGTTGTCAAGCCGGTTGTGGTTTTTTACCAATATTGTACTTTGGAGTTAATTGCCACTCATTCTTCTCTTTATGGGAAAGAATCTTTACCTGTGAAAGAAAGATAGGTGCAGGTACCTCGGTTTGTTTCTTATTGACAATCTTTACTAGACCCCAATCTTCCAATAGGTTTGCAATAGCATTCCTACGTGATAGGTCATTCTCGGTAATGTCGGTTGGTTTACCATCTAGGGCAAACAACTCTTTGAAATGTACCACATAGTATTGACCACGTTTGTGGAGTATGTGGCAAGATTGATATAGTGTCTTGTCCTTCTTGGACGCAACACCGATCCGTGTCAATGTCTCACGGACTTTTAAAAAATCATCTTTTTCATCCAATGTCACTTCAACTAGGTCTTTAACGTCTATCATTATTCTTCACTCCGCCTGTATCTATTTTTGTTTTTATATCAGCGATTTGTTCATCAGTAAGAATACGAAGGGCTTCTTTAGCCTTGGCGTTTGAATAACCAAAATAGATTTTCACACACTCAATATCCCTATCAGAATCGGCTTTTTGCCACGGAACGAACTTCCGTTTCATGGGCCTGATACTATTTAGAAGATACTGGTATTGCATGTCTTTGTCAATACCTGGCCACATGTTGATTTCATTGACATGTAGTACACAGTCTAGGTGGTTGGAAAGAGACCGGTTGATTAGAAAAGGTGCATAATCCTTGAAATCTAAGTCACCTTCTGGTGTCTTTTTTCTTAGGATGAAATCAGCATAGTCGAACGGACTCATTTGAATTCACACTCAACCATAAGTTCTGTCAGACAAGCAATCAAATTGATTTCATGGTCAGCCACGAATGCTGCTTGATATTGATACTTGGCCAATATAAGAACCATTTGTGGTACAGAGTTTGGTTTCAATTTGTCATACAATGCATCATAAATGTTTCTAAAGATTCTGGTGATATCATTATCGAGGTTGTTTGTCACCCATTTACGACAAGAAGCAAAGTCCTTGTTCATAACAGAAGATACCAACTCATTCATTTGAACATCGGAAACGGATGCCAGGATGCCCTTGTCAATTGTACCACTAACCGAGTAACGCTGCAATTCATTTAGAACACGGCGATTGTCGGGAAAGTGTTTAGTAATAACCGCAGCGACCACGGCTTTGTCGTAGGTAATACCTTCTTGTTCCAGAATCCACTCAGCACGTTTAAAGAAAGCCGCAGCCATCTTTTGTTTACTGCCATTGATTTTGAAGTCAACAACAGTACAACGAGAATGGATTGGATCAATGATCCTGTTCTTAAAGTTACATGTGAAGATGAAAGAACAGTTGGATGCAAACTCCTCAATCGCACCACGCATGGCAGGTTGAGTTGAATTTGGATTTAGATAGTCTGCTTCGTCAATGATGACAACCTTGCGTCCACCAGACAAGGACATTGACGAAGCATAGTTTTTGATTTTGTTCCGTAGAACATCAATACCCGATTCATCTGAACCGTTAATCATAATGTAATCACAACCGACTTCTTCACAGAGAGCCTTTGCAATTGTAGTTTTACCAACACCAGCAGAACCGGCCAACAAGAGATTGGGAATCTCTTTGCGGTTTACATACTCCTGAAATGTTGCTTTGATACCATCAGGAAGAATACAATCTTCAATAGTTTTAGGACGATACTTCTCCACCCACAAAATGTGTTGCGACATTCAAATTCTCCATAATATAATTAAATTTCGTCATGCCATTTAAAGCCAAGCAGTAACTTGGCAAAAAATCTTACGACTGCATTTGGCTTAGTGGGTCTATACACAAACATAGAATCTGTGATTTCCCACTTACCAACATTTTTCACAGAAGGTGGTCTTATAACAAAAGAACCTGCCATTGGTGATGACGATGATATAGTAAGACCAGTACCACCACTACCAATAAAAAAATTGCCACCATAAGTAATATTCGATTTCTTACTATGTTCTGCATTCCATTGTTCACTTGGAGTAAAATCCAAGTCTAGAGTTTGTTGCTCAGTCAGAGACCAAAAGAATTCAAACTCTAACTGTTGCATCACTTAACCTCAACCATACTTTCATATAGTGCTTCAAATTCTTTAGATTCCGCAACCTCAGTTTGGAATGAATTTTTGTGCTGAGTCTTTGCCATGCGTTTCAGAATCTTTTTAGGAATCTTCAACTCATCATATGCAAGGTC